ACATTCATCAATGGGACGAATATCAAGGTTAATACGAACTTCATGGTATTGAAGAGCAATGAGTGGAAGCGCTAGACCAGGATTACGGCAGTACCAAAATTGGAATGGAACGTATAAAGTGGTCTCAGGCAATGCGTTTCTAGGAGTACATACTTGACGGGGGGCATCGGAATCACACGGACCATCCACGTTTGCAAAACTGGGGTCAGTAATATAGGTTAGTGCCGTGGTGTTACCAATCATCTTATAGTAACCATCTTGTTGCTCCTTGGATAGTGTTAATTGATTCCAAATATGCATCCAGTCACCATATTGACGGTCAATTCGCTGACCACCAATTTCAACTTCCACTTGCGCGATGAGTTGCTCACCTGGGAAATCTAACCATCTCGCAAAAGGCGCTAGAGTAGAATTGATTTCAGGTAAAGTTACTTGAAGGTAAGTTCTATAAGCAAGGTCACCGTTTCTCGCAAGGGTGCATGTTACACGTCTTCCGAAATCCGCTTGACCGTTGAAGGTTTGTTCTATAGATTCCATCGCAAAATTAGTATGACGACGATAAGTTACTTTCCAAAATGTAATTTGTGGATTGCCAGTAAGATAAACATCTTGGGCGCCATAGGCTACTAATTGCATCAATCCTCCACCCATTCTATATTATTACAAAAGAAAAAAAAATATAGAATTATACCTTATTCTTCAAATAGACGTATGATGAGTTATAAATGTCTTAATATAGTCTTCTTCAAATATTTGTTTGTCATTCTCATGCTTTTTCGTAAAAACATATTTACGTGCAATTTTTGTTACGGACCAACCGTCTTGTAATGCGCTATATATAAACTTCATCTTTTGTAAGGTGTTAAAGTCAATGTCTTGTGTAATATGTCTTATTAATTGTATTGTATTATCCTCCATTGTAATATATATGAAACAATAATTTATAATAATTAACGTTTAATCTAATATTGTATTAAAAACTATACCAATATTAGATTAATGTCTTTTAAAATCAAACCAACTAAAACGTTACAAGTCCCAGTTAAATATAATACAACCTTAGATATTAAACATAAGTCCATTTTAGAGAAAATCAAATACGAGGAAGATATTGTTTTGCCTAAGTTACATACTGAAAAATATAAGTTAAAAACAGAATTAAAACATACAGACAATATTGAACTACAAACTGAACTACAAGACAAAATACATTCTATTTCCTCTAAAATAAAAAAATTGCGTCACTATAAATCAAAATACTACCTTGATAATTCAAAATATATATTTGATTATTATGAAAATAAAAAGATTGATTCTGAAGGTAATTGTAATGTTTCGTCTAAAACGTTGAATACATTCTTTAATATAAAGGACCCCCCCTCCATAGTACAAAACGATATATTACCCAATGCACAAAAATATCTTGCAAATGTGGATGATGCATTCCTAGACATTAACAAGTTTATAAATCAAACGGACATTTGTAATCATTGTAATAAAGGCGAACTTATATTCATTGAACACGAAGGACTATGTGTATGTAACATGTGTTTTGTTAGCGTACAATATCTAATTGATAATGAACGATGTAGTTACAAGGAACCACATAAAGAAATATGTTTTTATGCCTATAAGCGTATAAATCATTTTAGAGAAATTCTTGCACAGTTTCAAGCAAAGGAGACTACCCAAATACCATCTAAAGTGATAGAAGACATTGAACAACAAATGAAAAAAGAGCGTATTATTCTTATACAATTGACCAATCATCGTGCTAAAACCATATTAAAAAAATTAGGATATAATAAATATTACGAACATATCCCTTATATAAAAGATAAATTAGGAATTAAACCTCCTATAATGAAGCCTGAATTGGAACAACGATTGTGTAGTTTATTTATGGAAATACAAACACCCTATGCTAGATTTTGTCCAGATGTACGAGTAAATTTCTTAAATTATTACTATACCATATATAAACTGTGCGAATTACTAGATGAAACCGATTTTTTACCCTTTTTTCCAATGCTAAAAGATAGATATAAACGGATTGAGCAAGATGAAATATGGAAAAAAATATGCAATGAATTAGATTGGGAATTTATACCGACTATATAATTATCGTGGGAAACCTACTAGATTTGCGCCTATACCAAAGCCGGCACCACTTCTCGCATTTACACCCATACTAGGAATATAAGTATCCAAAATACTGAATGTAGCCGCTGCAGTCAATGCAATGAGTGCGATTTCATCTAAATTAATACTTTTTTTAGGTATCGCAAATGCGGCAATGGCTACCATTAGACCTTCCACTATATATTTAATTGCACGCTTAAGTAATTCATTAAAATCTACGCCCGAAATATTCATTATAGAGTAGTAAAAGAAAAAAAATTTGTATGAAATTAATACTTAAAGATTTCTTAATATCCAATATATATGTCTTCTAAACGTCAGAATGCGCGTCTCATAAACGGTTCTCCTAATCCAGAGTATATTGATTTATTAGAAGAAGACCGTGCCTTGGCAGGACAAAAATTCGCCTGTGTCTCTTTTATATCCCCTGAAAATATAATAGAAGATAAACGTCAATTTTTTTTCAACGAGTTTATTAAACAATGGGAATTATCCAAATCTATGGATAAGTTTACACAATTTATTAAATTTTTATCGTATAAGTATAAATGTTCATTTGAAGATATGATGAAAGATTTAGAAGAATTTGTTTCAACTGAAAAAGATGCATTATTTGCAACTACATTATCGGATGAATATAAAACGTTCATGGATAAACATGAAGATAGATTACAAAGTCTATACGACGAATCCGTTGATTTTCAAACCAATACCCGCGGAATCAAAATACGTGGGTCTTTTTCTACACAAGGTGAAGCAGAACTACACGCTAAAAGTTTACGCGAAAGTGACCCGTCTCACGATGTATTTGTTGGACCGGTTGGATTGTGGATGCCATTTGACCCCGAGTCCTACAAAACAGGTAAGGTAGAATATTTGGAAGAGGAACTAAACCAACTCATGCAAGAAAAACATAAAAATGAATTTAAAGCTAAACAACATTTTGAAAATCGTGTGCGTACTACAAAACAAAAAGCATTTGAAGACAACTTGAAAAAGGCAAGTGAAAGTGGTAATAAATTAACACAAACGATGAACGACCAAGGAAATCTCGTGTCGTCTCGTGATGACCCTACCCATGAGTTGTTTGAACATGAAAATATCTCAACTAAACATGACTCTTAACTCCATTTGTTTTTTTTAACGTTGATATGAGGACCTTTTTTACGAGCAGTTGCAGGGTCATAGGCTACTATATTTTCATCATCACTCTCTATACCTTTGGATAATTCCCAAAATTCATTTGAACCCAGTTTAAATGGTCCATGAGGTTCAGCTCTATACCAAAATATTTGGTCTTGTAAACGATTGCTCTTGGAATTATTGTTTATGACTAAACATTCATAATTTTCAGTACATTGGTCCATAATTTGTGAAAAACTTTCAAAGGTTGGAAACATTCCCGCATAATTTTCATGAATGATTCTACGGTTTTTTATATAAGGCTCACGTAATATGAAGACATAATCTATATTGGTTCTAAGATTGGGAGGTATGCCTAATGGGTATTGCATTGTGATGATAAGCATTATTTTCCAGTGACGCCCATTCATAAATAATAATCTCATCATTTTATCACGTGTCCATGATGCATCGTATAAACAGTCGTCTAATATAACAAACGCACGCGAATCAATCGTACTTCGCTTGTATTGTTCAAGTTCTTTTCTTACCTGTTTAAGAACTTGTCGTTGCCGTTTTAATATATTTTCAATGATGGATATGTTATATTCATCATGAATAAACAATTTAGGAATATGTTGGCAATAAAATCCATTTCCAGCTTCTGTTCCTGATATGACCGTTCCTATGGGTATATCTTGATGATGGTATAATAAGTCCCTTACCAGATAACTTTTACCAGTATCTCTACGTCCAATCAATACTACCACTGGTCCTTTATTTTCATCTGGTTTAAAACTAATGCTATTCATATTGAATTTACCAAGTTCTAGTTCACGTGACATTGTGAATAATTGAGAAATTAAAGAATTATATACACCGCAAGAATGGATAATTAGTTTATATATGTAATTAATTATATAATCACTGTTTAATGGAATTTACATATATAAAACCAAATCATACTGTTTTATTTCAAAGTGTTCTAGACGTCATGGGTGTTAAATCTCCGCAAAATTATATACCTATATACAATCGGTTTTTTTCATTGACTCCTAATAATTACAATACAATTACGTTTAACCATACACGTTCCTTGTACGAAGTAAAGAATAAAGTTACTACCAATATATTTAACTGTACGATACAAACCGGTAAGGTACAAGAAGAACAGGACGTATATTTTAAATATAGTCCATTGTTAGACCCTTTAAAATATATAGTTGGACGATATAAGGAATATGATATAGGTTGTTTACCTCAATATACGTCGTTACAAGAACATGCAAAATGTCGTGATTCCAATAATTCTGCTTATATTGACGGTATGTTCAATTATTTATCCAATCAACTTTTACATCATTATGGTTTTTTTCATGGATTAGAATTTTACGGTTCTTTTATTGCCATGAAGAACACCTTTGAATGTGATATTTCAGATGATATAGAATATATAGCACAATCGGATTTTTTTAATCAACACAATGATACGTTATTTCATATCAATATTCCTATAACGAAACAATCTCCTAAACGAAGCCGAGGTAATAAACCTATTCTGGATATTGGGGAAGTCATAGACATTCCTTATGATACGATGGACCCCTTAAAGATATCCGTTCCGATTGAAACTGAATTAGAATTATTGTATTTAAATGATACACTTTCTACCGAAGAAACCACACTCAACAGTGAATGCTCTTCCGTCTCTTCTAAAACAGAAGAGTCTACCTCAGACTCCTCTTCCACGAGTGGTTATTCCACCATCGTGGAAGAAGATGTCCTTGCAACTCTACCGAATTTCCCTG